GAAACCACTGCGCAACAAAAAGAAGGTTGCGCGTCAACCTATTTCGGATGCTGTTCTTGAGAGTTACTTTGCTGGCAACCCTGGCGCAACGGATACGCAGGTTGCCGCGCATTTCGGCGTAACCCGCCAGGCTATCGGAAAACGGCGCAAGAAACTATACAGCGTAGGAGTTGAGCGATGAATATCTACATGGGTTACTCTCGTTCGTTGGGTGCGCATGAAGGCGCGGCTCTAATTTTCGCACACTCTATCAGGGAAGCGCGGGCGGTGGGCTGGCGTTCCTGTGGCGCTTTGTTTACGGATGAGTACATAGATTTTGCGGCAACGCGTATTCGTAACAAAAGCTGGCTTTTTGGCGAGGCAATACGGGAGAAATTGGAACAGGACAAAGCGCACGCTGTTGACGATCCGCGTTGTTGCCGGGAGTGTGAGCTATGGGGTGTTTCTCCGATTGGCGCAAACGGGCGTTGTGAAGATTGTGAGTTTGAATCCGCCGCGAAAATTGAAAGGATCAACGATGAAAATAATTATTGAAACAACACTCGAACAGGGAATTACCATCTTCACAGTTTCGACCGAGGAGCGTGAAGAATTGCACGTGAGTTTTCGTGATGATGTGCATGACACATATACCAATTCGGCAAAACTAACAGTGGAGACGGTTTTTGGTTTACTCGAAAAAAAGAACCCTAAAGCTGCCAAGAAAGAATCCGCGCGGCGGGAATAGGAGTGTTGAGATGATAGAGTATATTGAGATCGTATTGAGGCGTTGGATACATGGTGATGACAGGCAAGAACTCCGCATTGAAGTGCGTGGATACGGCAAGGAATACCATCTGAATCAGATCCTATATCCAGATGATTTGCAATCGAACTTTGATATCATCTGGCAGCGCGTTGGCCGAGAACTGCTTGAGAATATCAAGGCGGATCAAAAGAAAGAATAAAATCATGCGCAACAAATATCTTGAGGTAGGCTTGGGTATCGTTGCAATCGTGTTGATTTGTTTATGTACGCTGATCCTGCAAAGTGCGGGGTAGATGGTATAATGTTGCCATATCAAGGAGTGTGGTATGGCGACGATCAACAATATAAAACCGGGGGCGATGGCCTACTCGCCCGATGGGATGCGAACGTGGGGGGCTGTACCAGAAGAAAAACGTAAAAATGTAATACTTGGTACGATAATAGGGGACAAGGTTGTAATAGACTATCCATTATGGACATTAGACCCGCAAAGGAAATTCAGCGTAGAGCGGATTTATATCGAGATTGTTACCGTGCCGGATAATCCGCCTGATCCAAATCCCACCATCCATGTAACACACACACTTTTGACATATTCAGATGGGAGCGTTGACTTTGACGGCGTTCACTACTCATAGTTTTGATGTCCTGTCTGACGGTTCGGTGCGTGAGCAAGTAGTCACTCCGCCGTCCGCCCAGCCTGTGTCGGTGGGAGAGCCAACATCGGGTACGCGCGTATTGCCAGGGGACACATTTGTGTATGTGGTCCATGACGATCTGGGCTGGGGGCAGGCGCGGACGTTAGTCAAACAAACGATACAAATGACGAATGAACTCTACGCGGCGCGGCGATATTACTACCGGGAAGACACGCATGATTACCGCGTAGATCAATTCACCAAATTTGTATTCTGGCCGGAAGATCTGAACTACGGTTGGGATGTATACTTTTTCTCCGGCATGACTCCCCGGCAGCATGAACTGTTCAATACAACAGGCTTCGGCTGGCGTGACAGCAAAGCTAACGCGATATTGGCATTTATTGCAAAGATGTTTTCAAAAGCAAAGGAGTTCCTATGGCCGTCCGCCCGCCCGGAGTGAACATCTATAACTTCCTGCTTACTGGCGGGGCGCTCTTGCACAAAGTGGGCGAGTGGCGGCAATGGACGCTGTTCGAATGCCAGGACGTTGGCCGCCCGCCGGAGTGGAGCAACTACCATGACGCGCCAGATCGGTGGTATCTGCAAGGGGTATGCGGGAACAATGCGGACAAGGAAAGTTATTATGGCAAAGTCAACCCGAGTATTGGCAGGCTTGCTATCCCTACCGCTTGCCCCGGCGGGATCGCGGCGATAGAGACTGAATTTGTCCGTGAGTTGCCAGCGTTGCCATTCAGCACGATATTGGATGGAGTGAAGGAAGTAACATTCGTAGAGTTGTGCATCCAGGGTAGCCAGGTTTTCGGTCTGACGACTGAAAACGAATGGTATTTTATTTTAGAGCAGCGCGGGCATACCGGCGGGCAGCATGATTTTGTGTTGCATATCCCGCAAAGCGATTGGGTGCCGGTGTTGCCGGTGCCGGAAGCGAACTGGCAAAAGGAATAGCAAGCAGCGAGCGGGGGCCGCTGGGAGAGTTGCGAATGAAACTTGCAAAAATGTTAGCGCTGGGATGCTTGGCGCTGGTGGTGGTGGTCGAGCTGGGGTAGGATGAGTGATAAGGTAGAGTTTTATGCTTACTTGCCGCCCATACAAACAGCGTTGACCATTAGTGGGGATGGAGACTTGATGAGAATCAAGCTGGACTGTAATCTAACTGTATCACCTGAGGCAGCAAAGCTGCTTACAATGACAGGTAGGAAACTGAAGGTAACGGTAGAAACTTGTACGGAGTTGAACATTGAGACTAAAAAAGAAGCAGAAAGAATTGGTATTGAAGCTGGTCGCAGAAGGCGCTCAAACAGACGAGATCAACGCGCAGGCGGCTAAGTTTGAACCGCCGTTTTCTGTTTTGCGTTCTCAGGTTGCTTACTATCGAGACACGCGCGGACAGGATATAAAAGCAATAAAGGCGATTAGTGAAAAGGCTGCGCTTATTGAGGGATACGCGCTCAAAGAACATCGTGTTTATAAATTATCTTTATTGGCCGCGCTTATGGAAAAGGATTTATTCGGTGGTTTTTTGTGGACAGACCAAGTCAAGGGGGTTGGAGCGGGGATGGCCGCAGAGGTTGTAGATTACGAAGAATTCAATTCCGGGGAAGTTGTGCAGTATCGCGGCGTATTGGATGATATTGCAAAAGAGACGGGGGGACGGGTGCAAAGAACTGACGTTCGCAACCTTGACCTTACCAGGCTTACTGACGACCAGCTAGAAAGAATAGCAAAAGGCGAAGATGTCTATAGTGTCCTTGCAGCTTCAAGCGAAAGCTGAAATCGAGCGCCGTCGTCGGACAAGTGACGGGCAGCAAGACAAGTACAGCACCTTCAAAACTAAATACTGGAATGATTTAGACGGATTCGCGCGGGATTGCATTGATTGGGGCAAGCACGAACTGAGCGAGTATCAAGCCGAGGGGATGCGCCTATTGGTCAAACATAGGCGTTTATCTCTCAGGGGTCCGCATGGCCTGGGCAAAACTGCATTTGCTGCTATTATAGTTTTATGGTTTGCGCTGACCCGTGATGGTAAAGACTGGAAAATACCTACGCTCGCTTCGAGTTGGCGGCAGGTAGAGCGCTATCTTTGGCCTGAAATCCACAAATGGTCAAAGCGCGTTAAATGGGATTTGGTAGGCCGTCCGCCACTAGATAGAAACCGGGAACTGTTGGCGCTCAACTTGAAGCTCTCTACTGGTGCAGGCTTTGCAATGGCAAGTAACGATGAAGCCTTGATTGAAGGGGCGCACGGGGACCACATCCTGTATCTCTTTGATGAGAGCAAGGCTGTACCTGATGAAACGTGGGACGCCGCTGAGGGTGCAATGTCTACGGGTGATTGTTACTGGCTGGCCGTTTCTACCCCCGGCGCTCCGGTTGGTCGTTTCTACCAAATCCAAAGCAGGAAGGCAGGATATGAGGATTGGTATGCCTTCCACGTTACTTTGGAAATGGCAGTCGCAGCGGGGCGTATCGATGCAAAATGGGCGAAGAACCGGAGGCGGCAATGGGGTGAAAAGTCGGCAGTGTATCAAAATCGCGTGCTTGGCAACTTTGCCGCATCAGACGAAGATGCAGTTATCCCCCTGGCCTGGTTGGAACGCAGTAATGAACGCTGGTTAGCAAGGCGGGATTCGGATGATTGGGGGCGCTTCTTTGGGGTTGGAGTGGATATCGGGCGCGGTGGTGATCCTTCCGTAATTGCTCACAGATTTGACCACGTAACCCGGAACCGGGCGATCACGAAATTAGAGCACTTTCATGAGGCTGATATTATGCCGGTAACAGGCAGGGTATCAAACATCCTGCGCTCTAATTACAATTCTAAGGCGGTGGTAGATGTGACCGGGATTGGCGCTGGTACGGTAGACCGCTTGCGAGAGCAGGACGATATAGCAGATAAAGTCTATGCCTTTATTGCAGGCGGCAAGGTTGCCAAGAAAGACGAAAGCGGCGAGCTCGGATTTGCAGATATGCGCTCGGCTGGGTATTGGGAAGTGCGTGAATTGTTGGCTGCGGATACGATAGATTTACCGCCTGATGATAACTTGACTGGCGATCTAACTACACCAAAATACACTTATAAATCCGGTGGAGTCATTCAAGTAGAAAAAAAAGAAGATATAAAAAAAAGGCTAGGCCGTTCAACAGACGATGGCGACGCGGTAATCATGATTTTCATGGACAAGTATGCTGAAGAGAGTCAAGGCGTCTGGCAATACAAATATGCATAGGAAAAGGTGAATCGTGTCTAAATATGATTTAGCTAATGTTCGGCAATTTTGCGAATGTGATTCATTGAGATGTTCTCTTTCAATTATGATCCCAGCTATGAAAGCCGAAGAAATAAAAAGGGCTGGGCAAATTATTGTCGTTGATGGGTGTGAATATGGCGCGGGGTATTATTTTAATTTCACTAAGCAGGAACAGGGTTATAAAGTTTTTGAGGAATCCTAATGCAATGCCCGAACTGTAATAGTTGGAACATAAAACACGCCGGTATTCACTTCCGCTGCCAGCAATGTCACCATTCCTGGTACATCTCACGGGAATCATTGAAAATGCCGATATACCGCGCGCCCGTTTATATTCCGCGTAGAAACACGGGCGTTTTTTACTGCCAGAACCACCAGGGCAAAGCTAATGCTTATGTCAAAGCGCTGGAAGCGGCGGGATACATAGCCACAGACAAGCCAGAAGATGCGCTCTTCATGCTCACAGATAGTGACATCTCAGGCAGGCTGGGACAGATATACCGCTTTCATCGTCACAGCAAGGGCGGGCGCGTGTTCCTGTACCCACATACTGCTACTCCCATGTGGTTATGGGACGGTATCTACGTCCCTTCCCCGTTTGTGTCTGCGGCGTTCAGCATTGGGGAAGGGGGCGCAAAAGTACCAATGCTCTATGGCTACGACAAGCCAATTCACCCGGTAGGCTGGACCTATACCAGGATACGCAAGTTCAAGGCAAAGAAACGACCGCGAAAGGTATTGTTTGCGCCTATCCACGCCAATGGCAACGGTTATTTGTCACCTGAACAGTTGGATACAAACGCGCGGGCATTTTCTCGCTTGCTCGGATTGGTGCGGAGTGACCAGATAGACTTGACTGTTCGTTACCTGCACAAGCTCGAATGGAACGGCATAGAACGCATACAGGGTGTAAAATATATACAAGGCAAGCCAGATCAATCCGTTGCTGAGATTAACGCGGCCGATGTGGTTGTGAGCAAGCAGAACATGCAGTATATGTCTGTGGCGCGCGGGGTGCCGACAGTTGGCATGGATGAAGATTTACCGCCAATGACGGCAACGAGTTTGAAAAATACATATAAGGTTGTTTCGTGGGAACGGTACAGGGACTATATGAAATTCCCGATTGACATCTTCGAGAGTGACAATACGATGGAAATCTTGTGTAACGCGTCCGCCTGCGATGAGCAGATTGCAACATGGCGTGAGCGGTTCATTGGGAAGCCGTTTGATGCAAAAAAGTTTGTAGAGATATTGGAGGGCTATTTATAATGGGAATTGAAGGGTATATTATTCTAGCTTTGATCGTTCTGGTTGTTATTCTATTGCTTTTGTCTGACCGTACGCCGAAGCAGGATGAAGACGATCCTGACGAAAAGCGGATATTATTGGGTAGCAGCCTGGATGATATTGGGCGGGAAAATATGCGTAATTTGAAGGGAGACAATACGAGATGAAAACGGCAACTATTCAATACAAATGCAGGCGCTGTGATGCGCTTTTTGATAGTGTATCCGCTAACAAGCAAACCATAAAGACCGCGCTTTCGAAGGCGGTCCTTGATAATGTTTTTGAACAGGGGCATTCAAACGGTACTCCCGCTATGCTTACTATTCATTCCTGCAACGATGGCGGGGAAGGTGTGGCCGATTTGGTTGGATTTCGGGAAGATTAGGAAAATGAGCAACAGACCTGATGACCCTATTGGTGTAATGCGCTATAAAGATGCCTATTATGGAGGTAGGGCATTAGTTATTCTTGGCGGTCCCAGTGGTGATCGCTGGGAAGAAGTCAAAGATGAAATCAAACCAGATGTTATCTTGGGCGCAAATGGCGCGTGCTTTAAAGTCAAGGATTTAGATTTTTGGATGGTTAGTGAAAATATGACGCGCGCCTATAATATTACGCAAGATCCAAAACATATAGAATATGAGCGTTCCAGGGGCTTTTTGTCTATGTTTACAGAACGGCATAGCGCCAAAACTCGCCTTATATCCCATTGGAGTTGGCCGATTTTGCACCTTATGAATGACGTGAGTAACTGTGTAAGCATTCGTAGAATGCAGGCAGAGATTATTCCTGAAAGGTTTTCTCTTCGTGATTATGGGGATGGGTATCTATTTGGTTGGCTAACAAAAACTCCTGGTGTATGGCATAGACGCATCATTCCAGGTGTGCGAGTTGGAACAGTTGCCGCGCAATTGATACACCACGCAGGAATACTGGGATGCGCTGAAGTTCACACAGTCGGCTTTGATTTATGTTCAAAGCGCAAAGACACAGACCATTGGTATGAAGGGTATCCGAAGTATCAGCCCGATAGATTCAGGACTGAGAAAATGTTCACGACTTACGAAGGCTTAAGTACTCAGTGGCATTGGATAGAAACGGCTGAGTTTATGGCGGGCCTTGAACCAATTTTTCAACGCGATAAGTTGCAATGGGTTGACCATAGCGGCGGGTTATTGTCTGCTATGGGTGTGTGGTGCGCAAAATGAGAATCGTTATTTTTTGGCCCTGGCTGAAATGCGAATGCGGTCACATGTATTTCAGGCACGAGAAACATGGAACTAGCTGCAAACTCTGCGATTGTGACATTTTCACCGAGGAAAAAACTTGGAAGAAATTTATTGCTTCCGAGAGCGAAAGGCGAAAACGGAATAAGTGTCCGTTAAAGGCGGATGGATGTGGTGCGTAAAATGATAAAAAAAACAGAACATTTTTTTGATCTTGACGTAGATGATTTTGCGGTTTTTCTGTCAATACGATTAGACAAGAATTCGGAAGGAAGGGTTTACTTTCTAAGAATTTCTTTGCTTTGTTTTCATTATACCTACATGAATTACTATGAAGATAGAAAAGATGTAAAACCTACATGAAGAAATTCATGATCTTTCAGCGCATGGACACCGCGAACGCTTACATCAAAGCCTTGCTTGATGATGGTTATGAGCGGGTTTACGAGGACCCCAATGCCGACTTCTTCCTGTATGACAGCCCCGGCGTTGGAAAAAGACTTGAAGCCAAAGCTGGATTGATGGAGAGAATGCCCGGTTTCATCTATCCCCACAACGCCAGGAGCTACCCAATATTTGACGGTTTATATGAAGCCCTTCCTGCTTCCTGTAACTTTGTTATGGGGCCGCTTGCCAAAGAGTGTATGATGAGATACGGGTATAAATACCGCGTAGAGTCTGTTGGCTTCCCTTATTTCAAAATAAGGCCTTTTGTACCCAGCAACAAAACAAGACTCCTTTTTGTTCCTATTCGCCCATTTGCGGGGTACGAACTTTACCGGGCGTCTAATGATTTTGCACTTGATTTTATTCTCGGACACAGGGAATATTTTGAACAGATAAAAATATGCAAAAGCGAAGGCCAGTACGATGACCTTGTAACTGACGGGAATGTCGAAGTCATCACAACCCACCCGAAGGAATCGTCAGCGCCGATTATGGACATGGTTGAGAGAATAGAGAATTCCGATATTGTCATTTCAGCGGCAAGCACTGCCATTATTGCGATGGCCTGCGGGAAAGGCGTCGTCATGTATGGGCAGCGGGTTTACGACAAACCAGGACGCTGGACTCCCGTTCACATGAGTCTGTACCAGGATATTTACTCTTTTCCTTTTGAACTGGAGAACATGAGCGTCAATGATGTTTTAGAGACTGCCAGAAAGCGGGACTGCGAAATAGAACACTGGGTTCAAGGACATCTTGGCGGAGACTTTGACGCAGGTAAATTTTTATCAATCATTGGAGAGTATGTATGATTATTAACCAGATCAACGGCATCCAGAAATTATCCTATCTCGAACTTGGCATAGGGAGCGGACGCAACTTCAATCAAGTTTTGTGCAAGAGCAAAACGTCTGTGGATGCGAACAGACATGCTGATTTCATGAGCAATACAGATACGTTTTTTGCGTCCATTGCCAGTCGTAAAAAATGGGATTTGATTTATATCGACGCGAATCACGATTTTCCATTTGCCTTGCGCGATTTCAACAACGCGGTCAAGCATTGCAGGCAATGGGTACTCATCCATGACATGATTCCGCCAAGCGAAAAATATACCGCATCTCGTTTCTGCTCGGATAGTTACTGTTTGCTGTATCTGCTTTGGCAAAGCGAGAATGTTGTCTATTCGCTCAATGATAATTTCGGCCTAACGTTCATCGAGATGAAAGCTCAACCGATTGATGAAAAGGGAGCTTTGAATTGGTACGCGCCGAAAAATAGGGTTTCGTATGCTCAATTTAGAGTAGAACTAGAAGCACACAAGCTCTATACCGAACAAGAGATTTTGAAAGTTATCAATGGCTAAAACCTTCTCCATCCGCAGGAACAAAGATGCTGGGGATGCCTATGCAAAGGCGTTGCTAGATGCCGGTTACGCACTGGCGGGTAAGCGGGAAACCCCAGATTTTATGTTGATCGACAATGAGCACGCCGGTGGGGTACGCACCGGGATTGCTGAATATTTGCTCGATCATCCGGTATTTGTCTATCCCCATACACCGTTATCTTATTTCATCTGGGATGGGCATTATGAGCCGTTGCCGGTGCAATGCAACTTTGTGGCCGGAACCGCCGCAAAGCAAAGTCTGGAAGCCTACGGGTATCCGAACCGTGTTGAAATGGTCGGTTTTGGACGATGCGAGATTGGAGAATTTCAGCCAACACAAGGCACGCGGTTGTTGTTTGTGCCTGCCCGCACACGGGGGAATGGCTCATATTCTACGGATGGTTATGCAATTGCCACAAAAGCAGCGATTCAATTCGTTCTAGACCACCTGAGCGCGTTTGAGACGGTAACGGTATGCTATGTCAACGATTTTGTAAATGAAGTGGATTATTTGACTAGCGGTATCAAGTTCATCAAAACAGATCCGCGAACGAGTGAAACCCCGACCGCTGATATGGTTTCTCGCATTGACGAGGCGGATATTGTCATATCCTGCGAGACGGTCGGCTGTTTGTCTGTAGCTCGTGGCAGGCCGACCGTGTTTTATAACGCGCGGGCGGTTGCCGGAACCAGCAACATATTTGCCGCCAATTTCGAGAAGTACCGGCAATGGTATCAATTCCCGCTGACCCTGGAAGAGATGAACATCGACGAAGTTTTAGCGGTCCGAGAGCGCAAGCACACGGCGGTTGAAGATTGGAAGCGCGGGAACATCGGCGGCAATTTCGACGCTGGGAAGTTTTTGTCAGTCATTGGAGAGTATGTATGATTTCCGATCAATATCAAGGTAATTAAAAATGGAAACCGAAAACAGACTTGACAACCCGGAAGAAGTTGAAAAGCACAAGAACAGATTTCTTGGCGGCAAAGCTCTTATAGTTCTTGGGGGGCCTTCTGGGATTGGTTGGAAAAGACTGCGGAACAAATTGAAGCCTGATGTTCTGATAACTTGCAATGGCGGAGTCGGAGTTCGGAATGCAGACTATTGGGTCCTTGGCGAGAACATGAACAGGAAATTGTATTATGCCCTGAAAGGCAAAGAACGCTACCAAAAATTCGTGGCTATTTTCGACGTTCCCAATACCGCCAAAATCAGGATGATTAATTTCCAGAACTGGGAGCGCTCACCCAACTATCCCGATTTCCCCTCTATAGGTGAGCACTACAATCTTTCCGGGCCGGATGTCATCAAAATAAGGCGTGTTGGATACGACGAATATTCTTCTAATTTGTCGCTAAGGGAGTACGGGGAAGGTTTTCTGTATGGCCCTTTGTTCAAGAAACAAAAAGAACTTGGCTGCCGAATTGCTTGGCGCGTTGGAACGGTGGCAATCCATTGCGTACACCTGGCTGGAATTTTAGGCTGTTCGGAAGTTCACACGATAGGCTATGATCTTTGTTTTCCGAAAGGCCGCAGTTTTCCCCACCACTGGTACAGCGACCCAGATTATGAAAAAGACAGTTTCAGGACGGAGAACGTTTTCACCCACAAATACAATGTTGATACCCAATGGGACTGGATAGAAGGCGCAGAATTCGTTGCAAGTGTCGAACACTTATTTATCCGAGATGGATTAAAATGGATAGACCACTCAGGCGGGTTGTTATCCCGTATGGGTGTATGGTGCGCAAAATAAAGGAGATGCACAATGGCAGATATAAATGTTGATACTATGACCGTGCCGGTTGCTGGTGGTGGAACGGCTGTGATTACTGAGAAATTCATTGACCAGGGAGACGGCACATTTGCGCGCAAGATAGCCGTTGAATTGGTTATTAGCGACATAACCATAGGTAAAGTCGATCAAGGCGCGGCGGGCGCGGCGGCTTGGCTGGTACAGGAAGGCACGGACATCACCAGTCCTACGGCTATGCCAGCGGGTGGCGCGGGGCTGCGTGGGTGGTTATCTGCGATCTGGACGAAGCTGAATGCCAGCCTTGCAGTTACGGGAACGTTTTGGCAGGCCACGCAGCCCGCGTCTGACGCTGGGCCTGCCCAGGCTGTCACGCGAACACCGTTTTCCAGCAATGACGCAAGTTCCACGCCGGTTGACCTTACTACTGCACCAGGCGCTAGTTTGAAAGCGGTGGCAATGGACATCATTGTGAGCGTGGTAACGGCTTGCCAAGTCAATATCATTACAGAAGATGGGACCGGGTTTAGTATCCACATGGGAGCAAATTCTACTGCGCAACTAAGTCCGAGAGGGTATGTCAAAGGCGCTACTAACAACAAAAAATTGCAGATCACTACAAGTATTGCGTCTGTGGTCTCAGGCGTTTGCAACTGGTTTGCGGAGGCGTGATATGCCTTATCCACTGGCTTCGATAAATCCACAAAGCCCGTCGGGGCTGCTTGGCGGGGGGAAGGATGTGATCGCGCCGACTGTGACGATCACCTGCGTGCAAACTTCGCCATCCAATGTAAGTCCGCTGAATTTCACATTTACGCTATCAGAGATTTCTACCGACTTTGCCATCGGTGATATTACAGCCGCAATTACAGGCGGGACGGTGACAAAGAGTAATTTTGCAGGAAGCGGGACATCCTATACCTGTGATCTTGCACCCAATATTAGCGGAACAATGACGGTGGACGTGGCAGCAAATGCGTTCCACGATGCGGCTGGGAACGGGAACACGGCAGCCACTCAATTCAGCATCGTTTCCACTGTCGCGTTACTCGCTAAAATCACATCCTACTGGAAATTAGACGAGGCGAGTGATGGCAGCGGGGCGGTAACGAGGAATGACTCGGTTGGTACAAACCATTTGACCGATAACAATACCTGCCCGTCTGCGGCGGGGAAGGTCGGGAATGGCGCAGGATTTACGCGGACAAATTCAGAATATCTTGAAAAAACAGACGTTGCTAGTTTGTCTATTGGAGATATAAATTTTGTGCTTTTTGCGTGGGTTTATATTACCGGCGATTTCAAGGCGTTTCTTATCGGGAAAAGTCACGCCGATCTTGGAAATGGATATGAATATGCACTGATTTATGTAGCAACGGATAAAAAGGTGGCGTTTGTCTCCTCGAACGGCACGGACCTTGAAGCGATTTATTGCAATGATTTCGGTGTCTTGTCGCTCAATACCTGGTATTTCGTGGTCGGTTGGCACGATACCGATCTGGATACGATCAATATACAGGTGAACAACGGCACTGTGACAGCTGTTGCCCGGACAGTCACTCCGGCAGATACAAATAAACCTTTTCGCGTTGGAGGCAATACTATCTACTTAAGTGGCAGAGTGGATGAGGCTGGATTTGTAAAAAACAATTTGCTGACAGCAGCCGAGCGGACAATTCTATGGAATGGAGGCGCGGGTATAAGCCACCCTTTTCAGGGTTGAGTACGCCTGTGTCTATTACCAACCCTGGCTTCGAGAATGACACAACCGGATGGACAACGCTCGTTTCCGATTGGCTGACGGGTATTACTGGCTCGGTGACTGCGGATGCTGACAATCCGGCTACTGGCATAAAATCGCTCAAAATTGTTTTGACTTTAGCGGAAGACGCGGCGCTAAATGGATATGCACGAGCAACACAGAACATAACACTCGAAGCAAATACAGATTACCAATTCCGGGTAAGGTGGAGAGGCGAGGCGTTGACGTTGTTCCAGGTGCATAACGCTGATTCTACTATAATAAAACGGTTGACGCCTGTTACCGGGATTGCTGCTGCGTCGTGGAAAACTGATTTGTTCAATTTTAACACAGGCAACGCAACTGCGTGGATTTTAAACATGGCGCTTTCCGGGGGGTCTCCTGGGAATTCGGCGACTACATTTATTGATGACATAGAAATCCAGAAAATAGGGTTGTCCACCCCGCGCTATACCATTGCGGCAATCGGAGACAGCCAGGTTTCTCATCTTGGGCTGAACGCCGCAACCGAAAACGATAATACTCAATCGTGGTTATCTGCATCTATTCGCAAGCGTCAGACGTTGGGACATTTGGAAGTGGTTACTCCCCTAAACGCTGGCATAGTAGGCAACAATGCCGCCGATGTTCTGGCAAGACTGCAAACTGATGTGATAGCCAGTGATCCCGCGCTTTGCTATGTAGCCGTTGGGACAAACGACGCGAGCCAGCATTGGTATATACCATCATTCAAGGCAAATATTATCTCTATTTTGCAAGCCCTGAAAGCAGCGGGCATTATTCCGGTCTTATTTACCATCACCCCTCGCAAAGACGGAGTAAGCATCACGGACTACAACACGGCGATCACTGAAGCGGCGGCTGCGGAGAGCGTGACCCTGTTTGATGCTAACGCTATATTTTTAGCCAACGCAGATTGGGCTACCGAATGGATGGATGGTGTGGAGGAAGAATTGCACTACAATGCGGCTGCTCACATGGCTCTTGGAATTGAGCTTGGCGCAACATTGGAAGGCTTATTATCATAGAACAACAATTCGATGAAAAAAAAACCCTTCTACCGCACTCCTCTATTTGGCCTGATCGTTGCCGTTGGGTTTTCGCTGGCGGTGTGGGGGGGGTGTGGATGGTAATCGGTAATAGAGTACATCTAGGAGCGTGATTAATGCCTATCATTACAGTTGACCCGGTAGAAATGTCATACCTTGACGCAGTATGGAACAGCGTCATAGAAGAGATGCAGAATATCCAACTTGCCAGGGACTATTTCAACGGCAAGCACAATACATCTTTTATGTCTGACCGCGTGAAAGAATTCTTGAATTTACATTCAAGCGTTACTTTTCGGCTGAATGTTTGCCAGGGTGTAGTACAGGCGCTTGCGAATGAGTTAGAACTGATTGGCCTGGACACAAGCGAAGTCCGAGACGCAAACGGGAATAAGCTACAAGCAGATTGGGCGGCGGGATTGTTCAAAGCTAATGACATTGCATCGTTGCAAACAGATGTGTACGAAGCGGCATTAGCTGACCGTGAAACTTTCGTTATTGTCGAATACGATGCGAATAAAGGTTATGCTGTGTTTACTCACAATCCCCGGCTCGTTACTGTCGAGGCGGGTGGTGACGGCATGGGTGCGGTGATTGTCTATCAAAATGACGACATTCACCAAGACCCCGAATACGCAGTCAAGGAATGGATTGATACCGAATACGACAGTGCGGGAAATCCGCGCACAACAAAGCGGCGGACGGTTTACTACGCTGACAGGATAGAGCGCTTTGTATACGATTATGGATGGAAACATTTCAAAGAGAAGATCGTCAACGAAGACGGGATAGAGACGTTGAAGCCATGGCCGGAGCCATGGGTAAAATCAGACGGTACGCCTATTGGTATTCCCGTTGCGCACTTTCCGAATAAGTCCTTGACCGCCGAGCATTGGGAAGCAATCCCGCCGCAGGATGCGATCAACAAAACACTGGTCGATGTTCTGGCAGCTAATGACCTGACTGCATTCAAGAGCTTTTTCGGCTTTGGCTTCTTCCCAACTAAGGATAATAAAGTTCCGAAATCGGACGGCTCTAACCTGATGAAGATCGGGCCGGCGCAGTTCAACGGCACAACAAAATTACCAAGTGAAGCCAGCTTGCAGGAAATCGAAGGCGCGGACAATACCCCGCTTATGGAATCGCTGAAAGATTTGGTGATGTTTGTAGCACAAATCACGGATACCCCTGTCACCCGTTTTATCACGTCTGCGCAAATTGCAAGTTCTGAGACGATCATGGCGCAAAAGCAAGCACTGCGAGACAAGGCGAAAAATCGCCGCGCTCGTTTCGGTGGCCGTTGGGTGCAATGCTTCGAGATAGCCAGGATACTGGAAAATATCTATGGCGAACTTACGCTAGATGAAACTGTGACATTTACCCCGCTTTGGCGCTCGGACAAGACGCTCGAAGAGATTGCCGAAAAGGTTTCTAAGCTCAAAATCACGCAGAAACAAGCCTGGAAGGAAGCAGGGTATACTACCGCAGAAATCGAAGAGATGGCAAAAGACCCGGAATACCTGTTTACTTTCTTTGATAGCATTTTCACGGGCTACGATAAGGCATCACAGCAAGGTATACCGTTCGAAGCATACTTACGGATGATTAACTTGCCGGAAGATACGATTGCAATGTTGGTAGCGGCGCAAGGTAAGGCTACTCCGCCGATTAGTCAGTAAGGAGAAAACATGCCAAACAAAAAACAAAACACGAATAGCAAGAAACAGGGCGGCAAAAACAAGCTTATGACTCCATCTGCCATGAATAAAAACATGATGAAAAACCGTATGATGGAAAACATGACAGACACGGAGCACAGCGTCAGAAAAAGAACAGAAGCGGAAAGGCAAGTGAAATGAAAGTTTATTTCAGCGATGAAAAG